AGAAACTTGGTCATTCTTTGAGACTATCCACTCTAAAAGCTATACACATATTATCCGTAATATCTACCCCTCTCCTGGTGTAGTGTTCGATGGTATCCTAGACGTTAAAGAAATCAATTCATGTGCAGAATCTATAGGTAAATACTATGATGATTTGATTACGTGTAACAACGGCCCTACCAATAAGATGGATCACAAACGTGCTATCTGGATGGCAATGATGAGTGCTAATGCTTTAGAAGGTGTAAGGTTCTATGTATCATTTGCGTGTAGTTGGGCCTTTGCCGAATTAAAGAAGATGGAAGGTAATGCAAAAATTATTAAATTCATTGCACGAGACGAGAATACCCACCTAGCCGCTACTACTACCATGTTAAAACTTCTAGTAAAAGAAGATAAAGACTTTGCTAAGATTGCAAAAGAAATGGAAGACGCATCTATTAAACTATATGTTGATGTAATAGAACAAGAAAAAGCATGGGCACAGTATCTATTTAAAGACGGTTCTATGATTGGTCTCAACGCGAGATTACTATCTGACTATATAGAATGGATAGGGTGTAAAAGAATGAGAGCAATAGGGTTGCATTGTCCGTATACGGTAACACAGATGAACCCATTACCGTGGACAGAGAAATGGATTGGTGGTGGTAACGTACAGGTTGCTCCACAGGAAACAGAGATCACTTCTTATGTAACCGGTGGTGTAAAACAAGACGTAACAATTGAAACTATGGCAGGATTAAGTTTATGATTATAGAAATCTACAGTAAAGACAATTGTTCTTTTTGTGAACTGGCCGTAAGAAAGGCTCAGAGATTGACCTTAGAGAATGCATCAAATTCATATCAGGTATTTAAATTAAATAAAGACTTCGGTAGAGAAGAGTTAATAGAGAACTTCCCAACAGCAAGAACATTTCCTCAAATTAAAATAGACGGACAATCAATTGGTGGATGGACCGAGTTTAAAGAGTTATAGGAGTTGCATGAATCATAAAATCGACTGCCAATTTTGTTATAAACTATCCTCTATACATATAGAAGACGAATGGGATTCAGACGACAGATTCTGTCCCAACTGTGGAACGCAAGTAGAGATAGATGCATTTCCACGGTATAACGATGAGGCTCAAAAACTAGATTATGACCAAGATCAATACGAGGAGTAACCCACCATGGCTCTACGAAGGTGTAGAATGGCAACCGCCAGAAGAATTCAGTCACGAAGACGTGTACGGTTTTGTTTACCTAATAACGAACCTGACCACACAAAGGAAATACGTTGGAAAGAAGTTCTTTTGGAGCCAAAAAACTCTTCCAGTAACAAAGACTAGAAAGAGGCGCAAGAAGTTAAAGGTGGAATCCGATTGGAGAACATATTGGGGGTCAAATAAACACCTAGTAGCAGAGATAGAAGAATATGGCACTGAAGGGTTTTACCGAGAGATGCTTCACTTATGTAAAGGTAAAGGTGAACTTGCGTATATGGAAGCTAAAGAACAATTCGATAGGGATGTACTACTTACAGAGGATTACTATAATGGTATCATCGCATGTAGGATAGGCGGCAGAACAGTGAAAAATTTAGTTAAATAAGTGTTGACAAAGAGGACTAAGTGTAGTATAATATACCTATTATGAACAATATAATACCATTTCCAACCGCACAGCGGCAAGAACAGATAGAGTCCGAGAGAAATTGGGCATACGAAAACTACACTGAAGAGTGTGTAGATACGTCTCAATTTGTTCTTATGATGCTTGAAGATTATTTTGCATCAGAAGAATCTGCATTTGATGAGATGGATTTTAGGGATCCGGAGAATGAGGAATCACGGGATATGTACGTGATTGTAAATCTTATATCCACAATGTTTATGAGATACGGTGGCATCAAGCACTTCCTACAAGAAGACTTAGATGCTCTTTATAATAAAATAGAAGCGAGCAAAAATGATATTACTTGATTACAGCCAGATTGCAATTTCCAACATCATGGTACAAAAGTTAAATGATGAAGATATGATTAGACATATGATACTAAACAGTATTCGTATGTATAATAAAAGATACCGAAAAGAATATGGTCAGATGGTTATCTGTGCCGATGGTATGAATACTTGGAGACGCCAGTACTTCCCAGAATACAAAGCTAATAGAAAGAAGAACAGAGATGCAACTAGTCATATGGACTGGCCAGAAATCTTTCGTATTCTTTCTACAGTCCGAGAAGAACTCATGGAGAACTTCCCATACAAAGTATTGCATATGGAAGGTTGTGAGGCTGATGATATTATTGGTGCACTTGCTATGCAAACCCAAGAGTTCGGTCAAGGCGAACCAGTCATGATTATTTCATCCGATAAAGATTTCATTCAGTTGCAGAAGTATAACAACGTAAAACAGTTCTCACCTATTCAAAAGAAAGCAGTGGTAGATAAGAACCCTAGAAACTATTTGTTTAATCATATTATGAGAGGCGATTCTGGTGATGGTATTCCAAATGTATTATCTAAGGACGCAACATTTATAACCGAGGGTGCTAGTCAAACTCCATTAAGACAGACAAGGGTTGATGATTGGTTAACACACAGTGATGACCTTAAAAGTCATATGCCCGAAGAGATATACCGTAACTACCAAAGAAACAAAACATTAATAGACTTAAATGAAATCCCAGAGGCCATTCAAGAATCTATTATAAGTAAATATGACAGTCAAAAACTACCTATGAGAATGAAGGTATTGAATTATTTGATTAAAAAAAGATGTACTAACCTGATTGAATGCGTGGAGGAATTTTATAATGCGTAATTACCTAGTCTCGGATGTCCTAGAAGGACAGGCCAAAATACAAAGCAAAGTGGATAAGATTGCTTATCTTCGGAAGATGAATTCTGCACCACTGAGAGATATTCTAAGAATGAACTTTGATGACGATGTTGTCACTACATTACCTACTGGTGCTCCACCATATAAGAAAGATGATATGCCCGACGGCATGAACTACGCTACTCTCCAAAACCAATATAGAAAATTTGCATATTTCTTTAAGGGCAAGTATAGTGATATGAATCCTATTAAAAGAGAAAGTCTGTTTTTAGAGATTCTTGAATCTGTACACCCATCTGATGCTGAAGTGTTTATTGCAGCTAAAGATAAAAACCTTAAGTTTAAAGGTCTTACTAAGAAATTAGTTATGGATACATTCCCTAACTTGATTCGTAAATAACTTAACTAACTTGGAGGGCAGCCTATAGACAAACCTTTATAATGATAGCTTATCAATTCACCCATGGAGAAATACTATGCATGTACAAATTGAACGCCTCAAGAAAGACCAAAAAGAGGCAGTATACTATCAGAAAAAACTGAAACGCAAAGGAAAAGAAGTTCTGGCTTATAAGATGCAGAAAAAAATAGAATTCCTGAATAGACATATTGAAGATATGAATATGGCGACAGTCAAAGGAGGTTAAGAGGGTTTCGGCCCTGGTCTATGCAGGGCCCTAATTTACATTATGGCAAAATACACTAAAGAAGAACTTGAAAATTCCAAAAGAATCTTTAAGTCAGCAACACCTAAACATACCTTAGATTGGTATGTTAAATGGGTGGCATCAATATTTGTACTATGTGCAATGTCACTAAGAGGTATCGACGGTCTGCAAATGTATGACTTAGGTTTCTCTATAGTAGGTATTACGCTATGGTTATGGGTATCAATTATATGGCAAGATCGAGCTCTCATTATTCTAAATGGGGCTGGAATGCTACTATTACTAAGAAACATATTTACTGCATTAAATGGTTGACAAATTAAACTAACTGTGATATAATATACATTATGAATATATTTGTACTAAGTGACGACCCAGTCCAAGCTGCACAAGACCAGTGTGATAAACACGTTGTTAAAATGATCGTAGAATCAGCTCAGATGTTATCCACTGTCCACAGGATGCTAGACGGTACTATTACCATGCGTCCATCCAAATCAGGCAAAAGAACCCTAAAGTATTACGAACTACATGACGATAGAGAAGATGTCCTATATAAGGCTGTTCATCACAATCATCCATGTACGGTATGGTCTAGGGAAGCGTGTATGAATTACGATTGGCACTACGAACACTTTATAGCTCTTTGTGATGAATATACATATAGGTATGGAAAGATACACGCATCCGATAAAAAGCTCAGAGAATTACTCAAAACTAAACCTAAGATGATACCACATAAAAATAGAATGACTAAATTTAAACTAGCTATGGGTTCTAATCCAGAGTGCGTAGTGGTCGGCCTAGGCGGAACTGATGTAGTAGAATCATACAGAAACTTTTATCACACGAAACAGGAACGATTTAAAATGGATTGGACTAAACGCAACACACCGGAGTGGTTTACACATGCCTCTATATGATTTTAAAGATTTAACATCGGGTGAAATATATACCAAGATGATGTCTATTGCTGACATGGAAGAACACGTTAAGGATAAGAATATACAACAAGTAATGTCTGCACCTAAACTAATCAGTTCAGCAAAAGGTACTCTCCAAACGGCTGGTGACGGCTGGAAAGAAGTGCAAGATAAAATTAAAGCAGGATTACCACCACGACTAAGGGATAACATTAAAACCAAATGAATAAGAAACCTTCAAAATTAAGAACCGAACACCTAATCACATTAGACCCACTGACTAAATCCCAGGAGGCAGTATTTAAATCTTGGAAAGAAGGCTTTAATCTAGTATTATCTGGTTCAGCAGGAACGGGTAAAACCTTTATCTCTACCTATTTGGCTTTATTGGATATTATGAATAAGGATCAGAAGAAGCTAGTGATAGTAAGATCTGCTGTACCCACAAGGGATATGGGATTTCTGCCTGGTACACTAGAAGAGAAAGAAGATGCTTATAAGGCTCCATACTATGCTATTATGTCACAACTGTTTGAAGACGGAGAAGCATGGAAAAAGCTCCAAGTAGCTAAACAGATTGAGTTCTTAACTACTTCCTTTATTAGAGGTATTACCCTTACCGATTGTATTGTTCTTATTGACGAATCCCAGAACCTTACATACCATGAACTGTGTTCTGTTATTACTCGATTGGGTAATAATTGTAGAATCATTCTATGTGGTGATTACTACCAATCGGACTTTACCAAGACCGGTGACAGAGATGGTTTAGAAAAGTTTACAAAGATTTTAGAGAACATGAAACTCTTTGATCACGTTGAATTTACTTGGGAAGATATTGTCAGATCTGGCCTTGTAAGAGATTTTATTATGACAAAGGAATTAGTAGAAAATGGGAAACTTTAAACATGAGAAAATTGATCTGGGCTATGACGACCTCACTGCAGAAACACTACCTTCTGGTAGAACATATGCCGCTCCTAACGGTTGTAACTATCCTTCTATTACTACCGTACTTTCAATATTAAGTAGGGAAGCAATACAAGCTTGGAGAGCACGAGTAGGTCCCGAAGCTGCAAACAAGATATCAAAAGTTGCCTCAGGCCGTGGTACAGCAGTCCACGATTTATTAGAGAAGTATGTTAATAACGATCCAGACTTTGACAAAGGCGTTATGCCTCATGTAATGCAATCATTTCATGATGTAAAAGAAGAATTGGATACAAGATTAACTACTGTCTATTCACAAGAAGCTCCACTATATTCTGAACACTTAGGATTAGCGGGTAGAGTGGATTGTGTAGGTGTGTGGGATGGGAAGAACTCCATTGTGGATTACAAAACATCCCGCAAACTTAAAAAGAAGGAATGGATATCAGGTTACTTCATGCAGTGTGCAGCTTATGCTATCATGTGGGAAGAACGAACTGGTATGCCCATTACACAGTTGGTAATTCTAATTGCAGTAGATGATGAAAAACCCCAGGTCTTTATTGAACACAGAGACAATTGGGTGAAGCCATTACTTGATGTAATAGAACAATATACCACAGAACAGAAACGTAAACAGATATTTGGTAATTAATAATGAGACGAGAAATATCATTGGCTGATAGAGCTAAACAACAACTCTCAATTTGTTGTGAAACACTATGTGAGCGGGCTGTAGTGGAACAATATGTAGAAGAGCTTGAAGGTGAGATTGCTGACTTGCAAAAGTATGTGGCCGAACTTGAAGAAGCAGTACAATAATAAAATATGAAAATATAGTAAATAAGTGTTGACACACCCTCTTTTATGTAGTATAATATACCCCTCAGAGAGAATTTTATACCCCTCTCTGAGGGGTTTTTTATGGCCGAAAATAAATGAAAATAAATGAAGAAAAGTGTTGACAAACGGGTAGAACCATAGTATAATATACCCATGATAAGGAGAAATACAATGAAAGAAAACATAATTTTAGTAGACTGCGACGGGGTTCTCTGTGACTGGGAATACTCATTTACGCAGTGGATGCACCATCAAGACATCCCAACAATGAACATCAATGAATATGACATAGCCAAGAGGTTTGAGTTAGAAAGAAACTGGGCCAAGAGATTAGTCAGACAGTTTAATGAGTCTGCAGCAATAGCGTTTCTACCACCTCTAAGAGATGCAGTGTATTATATGAAAAGACTTAATATGTTACATGGATACAGATTCCATTGTATCACATCATTAAGTAGTAACAAGTATGCTCAGAGATTGAGATACCAGAACCTAGACCTACTATTCGGTAGGGAGTTATGGGATGAAGTAATATGTCTACCATGTGGTGCTGACAAAGATGAGGCCTTAGAGCCTTACAGAGACACGGGTTGTTTCTGGGTTGAAGATAAAGTTGCTAACGCCGAACTCGGTGTTGAATTAGGTCTTAACTCTATCTTAGTGGGTCATACACACAACGCAAGTTATAGTGGAGACATTCCAAGATTCCACAGATGGAAAGAAATCTATAAGCACATTACTGGAGAAGTGTAATGAAACCATGTGAGATAATTAAACTATTAAGATCAGACAACAGTAAACTGTTTAAACAAGAAGTTATTTCACAACACATGGATAACGAAGAGTTTGTTGAAGGACTTAAATATGCTTTAACTCCTTTAATTACCTATGGTGTTCAATCGGTTCCACCTATTACCGACCACTACAGAGCTTACACTTACAACGAAGAGCTTACACAATCCACCTGGCCAAAGTTTAAAGAACTATTAGATAAGCTGAGTCGCAGAGAACTTACAGGACATGCTGCAAGAGATGCAATCATAGAGATAGAAGAAGGTTGCTGCAGTGATACATGGAACGATTGGTATAGACCGATTCTTTTAAAAGACCTTAAAGCAGGATTCTCTGAGAAGACAGTGAATAAAGTAGCCAAGGGTACTATACCCGTATTTGGATGTATGTTGGCAAGAGACGGCGCTAAAGAAGAAAAGAAACTTGTAGGTGAAGTACTTATAGAAAACAAGTATGACGGCGTAAGATGTATTGCAATCGTGCAGAACAATACAGCAATTCTCTATAGTAGAAATGGTAAGGTGTTTCCTAACTTCCCTCACATAGAAGCAGCATTAAGTAAACCAGAATTTAATAACATGGTTTTTGATGGTGAGATTATGAGTGAGAACTTTCAGGCTCTTATGAAACAAGTATATAGAAAGACTGATGTTGATACGTCAGATGCCTATATGGCACTCTTTGATGTACTTGATCTTCTTGAATTCAATGAAGGTAAGGGTAAGTGTAATACTATAGAAAGAAAACAAATACTTGCCGAACTTCCCTTTGATGAGTGCATTAGAAAGGTAGACTTTACGCGAGTTAACCTAGATACTTCAGAAGGTCAGCAGATATTTAAAAACATGAATAAGATTGCTATAGCTGAGGGTTATGAAGGTCTTATGGTTAAACCAGTTGGATCTATATATGAATGTAAGAGATCAGCCTCTTGGTTAAAAATCAAACCAATCATTGAGGTTACCTTAACCATCATTGATATAGAAGAAGGCCAAGGGAAGTTTGAAGGAACTACAGGTGCTCTTGTTTGCGAGGGTATTGAGGATGGAGATTTAATTGGAGTCAATGTAGGTTCAGGACTTACTGATGAAATGAGAGAGTCCATCTGGAATAACAGAGACGATGTGATTGGACAGTTAGTAGAGATAAGAGCAGATGCCATTACTCAGGCAGAGAACGGTGAGTACAGTTTAAGGTTCCCTAGGTTTAAAACATTTAGGGGTTTTGAAATCGGTGAGAAATTATAAATAATATAAAGGAGTAAATTATGACAACCCCAGTAAAATTCATTAATGATGGAAGGTACTACGGAATTCCAAAAGATTCAACAATCGTTTGGAAACCAAAGTTATATGCAGCAGACCACTTTGACTTTGATAAGTTTAAAGAAAGAGTTGCTAAATTAAAAGATGAAGGTAATAAAAAGGCCTTACAAACAATGGAACGAAATGTCAGACGGGTATGTAAAGATAACCCAAATATGTTTGATGATTTTTTAACAGAATTATTAGGAGAATAGAATGCCAATTAAATTTAAACCAAGTTCCCGTACAATGCTAAAAGGTAGTAATAAGTACAAGACCGAACACTTCTATATGAAGTCCACTCCAACTGCAGAATTACAATCAGCATTAGAGGCTAATAATACTGCTCCGAAAAGAAAACAGAAGATTAAGAATGAACTGGTAAAACGCAATGCCGAACTTAATAACTAATGCAATACGGACTCCAGATGGAACTGTATTAGAGTCAAAGAGTCGACACGACTACAGAGAGTATGTTGATGCCAATGGTAAAACATATGTGATTGATGGTGGTTTAGACTACCATCGTCGCTCTTGCAATGGAGATGAAGAAAGTTTATGTTTATATGATAATGAACCTCATGAGACTCAGGCCAGAGTTTTGACTTGGGGCTCTTTCGGTATAGATGGTGACCAACCAATTCGTTGGATACCTATTGGTGAAATGGAAACAGATCACCTTAAAGCAGTTTTAACTGGATGTAATGCTCGTGAAGTAATTAGAAACTGTATGAGTGAGGAGCTAAGAAGAAGATGACAATGCCGAATGAAAGAAGGAATGCTGTAAACTATACTAGGCAATTTCTATTTGACTTAATGGATCCCAAGAAAACCCCACGAGTGCCAAGTGCTATTCGTAAAGAAGCATATCGTTGCCTAAAGCATTACCCTGGTGAATATCATATGGAAGAGGCGGAAAAACAAGCACCTAAAATATTTGGGGATTGGAATAGTGGATTATAATCCAGACAACTGGGTAGTACTAAAGATCAAAGAAGGCAAAGGTACATTCCCCTTCTACAAGGTTCTAGCAGGATGGAGT